ACCGCGAGGGCAGCAACTGGGAGTTCGCCTTCTTCAGGCAGTGAGCCCCCAGGCAGTGACTGCGCTACCTCCGCCGTCCCGATGCCCCCAGCTCGGGACGGCATGCACCACCCGATGTGAAACACCCGCCAACTGCCCTCAGTGGGACGGGTGTTGGCCAGGCGTGGCGGCCTGGTCCTGATGAGCAGCCGCCTACCCAGAGATGAGAGAGACATGATCCCGATCAAGGCCGACGACAAGACCCGCGAGCAGTACGTCCGCAACATCATCACCACGTGGCTGGACGCGAGCTCCGAGCAGGAGGAGCAGGGCCGCGACTGGTACCCGAGTGCGCACCGCCTGGCCGGGTCGATGACGGACGGGAATGTCATGCTCGGGGCCGGCCTCCTGGCCGCGCTGTCCCCTCAGACGGCATGGTGGCTGAACATCGAGCTGGCCACGGAGGCGTACGACTCGGGCACCCCCGCGAGGCACACGGGGGACTGCCTGGCCAAGGCCGCCAAGATCCTGGCGGGTGCCGACCCGGCGGACGTGCTGCCCATGGACCGCAAGACCGGCCACTTCTACCGCTCGATACTCGACCCGACGGATGCGGACGCGGTGTGCATCGACCGCCACGCCCACGACATCGCGGTGGGGGAGGAGTACGGGATCAAGGACCGCGGGCTGAGCTCCAAGGGGAGGTACAACCTGATCGCCAGCGCCTACCGCGAGGCCGCCCAGCGCCTGGGCGAGCTGCCCTCGACGGTGCAGGCGGTGACCTGGGTGGTGTGGCGAGAGCGCCTGGTCGGGACGTCCACGCGGGGAACCATGTTCGCTACCGCGGCGTAAGTGTGCAAGTGTGCCAATGCCGAAACCGCCGGGAGGTGGTCGGGGTGGGGTGGCGCCTACCTCCTGATGATGGCAGCCATGAGTGTGAAGGTGTGACCGATGAAGTTCTGGCGCAAGCGCAAGACCGAGCAGGCCCCGACCCTGGTGGTCCAGCACGACGCATTGAGTGAGGCCCTGGCCGCCCTGGCGGGCGTGTTCGGGGACGGCATGACCGCTGACCACACCGGCTCCGGCTTCACCTGCACCGAGGCGGACACGATCGCCCGAGTGCTGGTCCTGGCCGGACACACCGACGCGGCCGAGTCCTGGCTGGAGGGGCATGCGACCGGCGACGACGGCGGCGACGACCACTGGCACTACGACGAGAGCAACCCGGACGACGAGGGTCACGCGCTCACCGAGGACGAGATCACCGCGTACGTCAAGGAGTACCTGGCATGAGCGCCGACATCCGCAAGCGCACCACCCAGCTCCAGGCCATGGTCCGGGAGGTCCAGGCGTGGCGCGAGGAGCAGGACCCCGGCACTCCGGAGTGGCTGACCCTGGTCGAGCTGGCGGAGCAGGTAGAGGGCCTGCTGACCGCCCTCCCCTGGGAGTTGCAGCCGACCCCCACGGTCGACGAGCTGATCGAGTTGATGGGCCTGTGAACCTCGCCGTGATCCGACTGCACATCGAGAACGCCTACGCAGACGGCGTGGAGATCGACACCGAGTCGGTCATCACCGTGCCCCTGCCCTACCCCGACGACCTCAACGAGCAGTCCGAGTGGGAGTACGAGCACATCTTCCCCGAGACGGGAGCGGGCAGGGAGGGCGACGCCGTGTACGACGTCGAGATCGTCGAGTCCTCGACGCCTGAACTGCTCGGCAAGACCTTCGAATTCGGCTACTGACCCAAGGCGAAACCTCCTGAAGGGAGGTCGGGCGGAGTGGATCTCCGTCCCTGATGAGCCAACCATGAGGAGACCGCAGTGACCCCCAAGTTCCGCACCCACGACCTGAACGTCCGCGACTCCAAGCGCACCGACAAGGCGAGGACGCTGGCCCGCAAGGTGATCCGGGAGAACAAGTACGAGGGCACCGAAGCCGTCGTCCGCATCAACGCCAACGTCTGACCGGGAGAGACGCCGTGCCCAGCACCGAAGAGATCAAGCGGTACGTCACCGACCAGGTGGCGCAGGACATCATCGACACCGCCTCGTACGGAGGCATCACGTACTGGGCGACGGAGCCCACCGCGGAGGAGTTCGCCGGCCTGCCCGAGGGCAAGACGTGGACGATCACCGAGGGCACCGCGCCGCACCCGATCTTCGCCTTCGATGATGTGCGTGAGGTCGAGGGAGTGCACTACCTGAGCGCCGACGACATTCGCGAGGCGTACGCCAAGCTGCTCGACATCGACCAGACGTACGTGAACCGGGAGTACCACGGCTACGTCATCGAGTCGTGGATGGACCGGGACGACAAGCAGGGCATCGACGCTGGGCACATCGACGCGGGCACGGCGGACGTGATCGTCCAGCTCGCTGCGCTGGGAGAGATTCGATACGGGTAGGTGTGCAACCTGCGCCACTGTGATACTGTCACCACATCAAGGCGAAACCACCGGGAGGTGGTCGGGCGGAGTGGATCTCCGTCCCCGATGAGCCAACCAAGTGTGAAGGTGTGACCGATGAACGTCATCGAACGGATCAACCACTACGACCCGCCGACCCTGGCCCGCCTCGCGCAGTGCGCCGAGCCGGACTCGCGGGTGAGTGAGGGCGCCGACTTCCTCGCCCTGGTGCGGGACAAGGTGGTCGACATGGCTGAGGAGTTCGGGGAGGTGAGCACCCCCTACCGCGAGGCCATCCAGGACGCCGCCGCCGACATCGGTAGCGAGGCCGAGCCCAGCGTGAAGTGGCGCCGGTTCGTGGACCTGAGTGCCTACAAGGAGAACGTCACCGAGTTCGGACGGCCCAGCCCGGACACCCCCGAAGGACACGCCGACCTGGCCCTGTTCTTCATCGGGTTCCGCTTGGCCAGTGCGCTGATCACCGAGATTGAGAAGGGCTGAACACCATGGGACGCATGAAGGACATCGCCATCGACCTGATGAGCTTCGAGTCGGACGAGCTGGAGATCGACGAGATCGTGGAGCTCTTCGCCTTCCTGATCCGCAGCGGCCTGGTGTGGACGTTGCAGGGGTGGTACGGCCGAGCTGCACTGGACCTGATCGACGCGGGGATCATCAGCTCCGAGGGCGAGATCCTCAGTGAGCAGGTGCCCGCATGAGTGACCTGCCCCGCCAGCTCAGTGCGCGAGTCGACGAGGAACTGGCCCGCCACATCCAGACGCTCGCCCCCACGGGCCTGAGTTACAGCGAGATCATCAAGCGGGCGGTCGCCCAGTTCGCCCTGACGTACCAGGTAGCCGTGGACAACGGCGTCGCCCGACCGCACGAGATCCCCAGGCTGACGGCCTTCAAGTTCGAGCTCCCTCCCCTCTGGCAGCCGCCGAGAACCGGAGCGATCACCCTTCCCCCGCTGAACCTGACCAAGGAGAACTGACCATGAAGCTCACGAAGATCGTCGCCACCCTCGCCCTCGCGGCCGGGTTCCTGCTCGGCAGTGCGACCTCGACCGCGGCCGGCCCGGTGAGGGTCGAGTCGGTTGCCGCCACCGTGACCACCCTCCCGGCGAAGGTGTGCGCCGACGACCACGACGACCGCAACTGCTACTGGGACGGCGCCGGTCCGGCGTACATCGTCGACCGTGCGGGCAAGGTGACGTACCTCAACCCCAAGCTGAACGACCCGGCCAAGCGCAAGGCGTGGACGCTGAAGAACAAGGCCGCGCACCGCGAGTACTGGGGCACCGTGTGGGGGCACCGCCTGTGCTGGGCGAAGGTCGGGGACACCTCGTACATCTACTGCTTCGACGGGCACCGCGAGACCTCGTGACCCGAGTGCAAGTGTGACATGCCGAAACCTCCTGAAGGGAGGTCGGGGTGGGGCGGCGCCCACCTCCTGATGATGGCAGCCATGACGAGAGGGGCATCACCGTGAACGAGAAGCGCAGCCGACTCGGCAAGAACGAGGTCTCCGGCCTGGGCAAGCTGTACCTGCACGGAGGGGAGGGCCTGAAGCGTGACGACCTGGGCCTGACCAACGCCGAGTACTCCGTCTTCGCGAAGCTGGCCTGGTTCGGCCTGGCCAAGCGCGAGCAGGAGCAGAGGTGGACGATCACCGACCTGGGTATCGCGTTCATCGAAGGCAGGGCCCGCGTCCAGGCGGTCGCCCTCACCGTGGCCCGTGAGTTCGCCGGCCTCACTGGTGAGCTCATCAAGGCGAGCGACGTGAACGACGCCTTCTACTTCGAGGCGGTCTGAGATGACCGACCTGATCGTAGGGCTCAGTGGGTACGCACGCAGCGGGAAGAACACCGCGGCTGACGCCCTGATCCAGCGAGGCTGGAGGCAGGCAGGCTACGCCGACAAGCTGAAGGAGTTCCTGTACGCGGTGAACCCCTTGATCCCTGGGCACTACGGTGCCGGGAGCCTGCGCCTGCGGCAGCTCGTCGACTCGACCGGCTGGGACTACGCGAAGACTGCGTACCCCGAGGTGCGGTCCCTGCTCCAGCGCACGGGCACCGAGGCTGGCCGGCGAGTACTCGGCGATGACGTGTGGGTGGACGCCCTGTACGCCGACCACAAGGACGCGGCCGGCCTGGTCGTGACCGACGTCCGCTTCCCCAATGAGGCGGAGGCCGTGGCCAAGCGTGGTGGCGTGATGATCCGGGTCGAGAGGCCCGGCGTGGGCCCGACCAAGGACAAGCACGGACGAGCCCACGTGAGCGAGACCGCACTGGATGACTGGCCCTTCGACCACGTGCTGGTCAACGACGGGTCGGTGGACGACCTGCATCGCAAGCTCCACGGCGTCGCCGAACTTGTGCAAGTGTGACGGTGTGATACTGTGACACTCACAAGGCCGGGGGAGCTGGACGAACTCCCCGACGGTACGACCATCGAGATCCTGGACAGACGCGGCAGCCTCCGCACCAAGCGTGACGGCCACTGGCGAGACGCCAGCAAGGCGCCCGAGTCCACATGGAACGTCTACGTGTACGTCAACGCCCGACGCTGGGGAGCGCGGGTCGTCGAGAGAGGAACAAGCAGTGAGTGACATCAAGGACCAGCTCCGCACCCTGGTCGCTGAGTACAAGGCGCGTGAGGCCGAGCGCAAGGCCGAGCTCGGCGAGATGCGGGACGAGGACGGCGAGCCGATCGACGGGGACTACGCCAAGCTCGACGAGCGCCGCTTCGATCTGGCGCTGGAGTCAGCCGACGACCTGGTCAGTCTGATCGACAGCCTCGTGGAGCACCTCGCTTGAGGATCACCCCGAGGGCGCACGAACTGAAGAAGGTCGTGGACATCCTCGAAGACCCCACCTTCGACAGCCCGGAGCAACTGGCCAAGGCCGTGATCAAAGAGGTCGCCGAGATGCTCCAGATGCGGGACCTGGTGGTGATGGTCCACACCTGGGCGGACGGCGCCAAGGGCCTGAACTTCGGACCCTTCGGCAACGCGGCCGAGGCGGAAGCCTTCGCCAAGAAGATGAGCTTCGGAGGTACGGGCCGGCTGGTCCCGCTGACGTCCTCCGGGATCATCCTCGCCAACGCCGAGGGCAAGCAGGACGGATGGCCCGGCTACTGCTGGAACCCTGAGTGTGGACACAGCCCCAACAACCACGCGATCGACGGTGCCTCGCGTGGTAAATGCCATCGAGTGGAGTGTAAGTGTGACCGCTTTATCAAGGACGACCCGAGCATCAAGGCCAAGAAGAAGACGGGGGCACGGAAGTCGAGCGCCGCCAAGGGCGTCAAC